CATTTAAAACATGGTTTACCGGCTACTTCGATAAACAACATTACTCGTCATCGTCATCGTCATCGTCATCGTCATCATCATCATCATCATCATCATCATCATCAGACTTATCATCTGATTTTTTATCATCAGACTTATCATCTGATTTTTTATCATCATCGTCATCATCTGATTTTTCAGATTTCTTTTTCAGAAAATCAGGCTTTTCACCTTCAAGTATATTTTCCATTTCATCTAGTTCTTCAACTAAGGAATTAAATGTTTTCATTTTTATTTCTCCTTTTTATTTAATAACAACAAATTTATTAGAATCTAAGCGTTTCGCTTGATCAATATTTAGTACACTTAATTTACTCGTTTTTGGATCAAATGATATACCCCATTTATTCAGGGATTCAGCTGCCTTTAGAAATGACTTTACCTCATTATATGATTTAGGGTATTTCTTCTTTATGTCATCTAATGTGATTGTTTTCCAAAGCGTGGATGATTCATCTATATTATCCAATTTCTTACGCTTATGTGTTTTCTTTTTACGTGGCTTACTATCACTAGCATCATGATCAGGCATAGCTGATCCCTGTGTGTTAGTGGGCACTTCTTCAAGTAGGGCACTCTCAGCCATATTAAGATAATGCTCAACTCGCGTATTATGCTTGCGGATCATCTTTGTTAATATCAGTTGAGATTGACGTAATTCTAGCCCATGTATGGACCCGGCTTTACCCATCTGATATTGAGGTGTCTTATTGGGATACTTTTTTTCCATTTCAAGGAATGATTTATAAAGCTGTAGTAGCCCCTTACGACCTAATTTCAATCGAGATAATAATACTTTAATCTGCGTATCGGTTGCAATGGTTAGGTTAGGTGCATCATCTGGAAGTGGATGCACTTTCTCTAATATAATTAGATCATCTGGACCACATATAGGAACACCCATCATGATTTCAGCATGGGTTAATGATTCACCCAATATCCGCTTTGCTGTAGCCTCATACAATTCAACTGTAGCTTCTTCAGCTACACTATCTACAAATTCCTCAACAGCTTCCATCAATGCCGGATAAGAAATGTCGTTAGACTCACAAAGTACTGATAAATGCATTAGTTAATTATTCCAAGTGTTTTCTTTATTTATATCTTTACAGTAGTGGTGTTTTTAGGTAATGCGAATTTAGGAACCAAATCCAGCTGCAAACCCTTTAATTCCCCAACTTGACTGGTTCCACCACTTGTTATCATAAAATAAGGTTTATCTGGCGATTTTAAATCTGAAACAGTTTGGTATACCCGATTAACCTTAATATTAAGTGTATTTGACTTCCCATTGTAATTAAATTGACTTGGTTCAAAATTGTTAATTACTCCAAGACCACCACGAATATCATCAAACATTAGTTCACGGGTTGAACGGATATCAGACTCAAATATCAATGGTGAAAATAGGGTCATGTGATTATTATTATCTACATCGGCATCTAAAATTTCTTCAGTAGCAGCGGTTTCAAGGGCAGCATATACCAACTCAAGGTACCTACCTTGGATTTCATGTCGATAATTACCTTTTAACATGTTGATTGATATTGGGGTTTTCTTGGTACCTTGGATTAATGCGAAGTCTGAAACACCCAATCCAAGAAATTTAGCATCTGTAATCCCCTTGATGGTAACCTTCTTACCGCCATCAAATACGATAGTCAATGGATTTAGGGTACTGGCAATCACATCACGGACTAGTAGACCAAATTCCAATCGATTCTGAATAGATTTGTTTCCATCACTCGCACCTTGGGATTTTGGTGTGTATTTATCGCGGGTTACTAGTATATTGAAATGACCCACTTGAACGGCACCGGTTGCGCTGTAGGGCGATTTCTTTACAGCATTAGCCCCACTATCAAGGAATATGCCATATATCTGTCGAAGCGTTTTAATGCGATCTGAGGTAGGAACATATACACTAGTCTTATCCATTGGATAACTAGTTAGTCCATTTTCTTTCAGAAGTTTGATGATTTGAGACTTATTCAGCGCCATGATTGATCCAATATACTATTATAGATATATTTATAGTAATTATATAGAATAATGTATAATATAATGAACATAGTGGGGTCTAATGTTCATTATATTATACATTTTGCAGCATTATGGTTACCATAGTACTCAATAACATACAATGCGCCATATATGCCCGATTAATGTGACATATCCACGTTAATGCGCCATATATGCCTGATTAATATGACATATAAATTGTCATAATAGTGTCAAATGCGACATAAAAACCGGTTTATTTGTCACTATTATGTCATTAAAATATTTCATCAGGGTTATCATACCAATCATACAACTTATCGATCTTCCTCTTTTCAGCCGCATTAATATTATGCATATCAATAGTACCATTTGCCCATAGAATACGAATCATAGCCATCATATCACCAATTTCATTCTCAAGGTGTTCGATTGCATTTTCACCTGTATCGTGGCGACAATGGTTAATACCAAATCGGAACAACTTAGATTTGGCTTGAATCACTTCCGCACATTCTTCAGCAAGAATTTCAAGATTCTTATTAAGATTTGGAAACCGTTGTTGTAATTTTCGGCGTGAATATTTCATGTAAGCCCTTCAATAAATGCAGATAAATCCATCTGGTCAATTACATTAAATGATATGAATGTTGTGACATCTGAGAGTTCACCTGTGTCAATCTCGAATTCAACTTCAGCACTTTCAGTATTATAATGACACCCTGAAAGATATCGGGTTGTGTTGGTCTTTATATTATGACAACGAATGATAGTACTCATTAACCTAACTCCACATCAAATCGATCACGCATTTTAGAAATTGCTTCATCTGGAACATTATGAGTATTAATACCCCCATGACGGTTTTCTACAACCAATGTAAACACGGTATACCCGTAAGTTTCAGCAAGATCAATATAATGTTTCATTTCCCGTTTGCGTGTGAATGTATTAGCAACAGCTAGATTGATTGACCGCTTCATTAGTTCCTCAGCACGACGCTGGCAATCTTCATGGGCTTTCTTAATGTATTTGGGGTTCCAATTATAATTACCCAAGTCATCCATAAAGTAATCATCGGCTGAAACCACTTCATCACATAATTCTTCAGCAGCGGTTGTTTTCCCTGAACCGGGTAACCCACGGAAAAGAAAGATATTTTTCATAATATAACCTAATTTTAATAGTGTGTTAAATCCTGTGTCCGAAATAAACAACTTCCATGACACTCAGTTTCTATAACTTGACTACTCTTTAATACTTGCGTTGAATTTGGATTTGATGGACGTATCCAATATTCCTGAAGGTTATCACCTGATTTAACTTTCAGCCATGTCCCGCCAATAGCCTTGCGATACAACTTGATCATTATTCTACCCTATTGATTTTATTTATTCAATTATTTAGGTAATTTGTTAATAGTCCTTATTCGATTAATTTCCAACCTTTTGACTGAAATTCACGAATCACGAAATGCTTCTGACTGGAGAATTTAACGCCATGCCAAAAATTCCATGAATTAATAGCATGTCCCGAATTATTCCATACGGACTTCCCATGATCATTAGCCCAATATCGTTCGAAGTCTAAATCATATATCCGATATAATGTATCAGGTAATTCTTTTGTTACATTACGCATATAATTATTCCCACTCCCCTTTACTGAATTTACTCCCGCGCTTCTTACGTTTAAATTGTGATGTCTTACGTGGATCACGCCCAGCATTCTTATCGACATCTGTTTCGGAGTCATCACCATCATGGATATTATTCTGCGCTGAATCCTCTAAATCATATAAACGCTGCGTTTCAGCATCTACACCAACAACAAACTTTTCATAAAAGGTCTTATTACCATATCGATTTTTCATTTGTTTGATCAATAATTGACCAACAGCATCTAGCTCATCAGTCCGGATAGCACCGAACATTAAATCGGCTGTTGCTGGAAGTCCAAATGATTCGGCTGTGTCAGTGATATCCATATCACTATTACCAAAACCACCACGTGTAGACTGTACAGCTGTCCATACTGGACACTTGTATTCGATACCCATGCCGCGCAATTCTTCAGCAACCGCTTTTACATAAAAGTAACTATTTGTACTTCCCAATTTAATCCGTGAACTAGCACAAATGCCAATGTAATCAACCACAATCACATCTGGTTTGAAGTTACGTTTTAGCCACAGTTCCTGTAATAGATTCCTAAAATGTCCTGTATGTCCGGTCCCAGTTGGATACTGTTTAATTATTAATTTACCACATGTTTTTGATGCTAATGCCGCAATACCTTTGTTGAAATTAGATTCACCCATATGCTCAACGTCATTAATTTTAACATTAAATATATTGGCATCAACGCGGCGGGCGATTTCCTCTTCAGCCATTTCCAATGTGATGTATAATACATTCTTACCTTGCTTTAAATAAGAACTTGCAAAGTGAATCATAGCCAATGTTTTACCAACATTGGTACCGGCAAGAATTACATTCAAGGTACCATCTGGGATGCCCCCATTTGTAATTAGATTGAACAATTTTAGATCAAATGGCATCCGGGCAAATTCTTCACCATAGAATTTAAAGCGATCTTCAGCATCATCAAGGTAGTCGTGACCAATCTGAGTAGTGAATGATACACTTAATGCTTCTTTTAGAAGTTCGGGGATAACATGTCGTGTGCGGGTTTCATCTTCACCATCGATGATACTAATAGAATCAGTAACCGCATTGTAGATAGCTTTATCTTGGCACCATGATTCTGTTGAATCTACTAGCCAATCGAAATTAGGGTCATCTTCAGTTAATCCACCATCGATGATACCAATGGCTTCATCATACTCTGAATCACTGATATCATCCCGGTTTGAGATTTCAATACTAAGGGATTCTTTTGTTGGCGCAACATTGTATTTATTCCAATATTCCACATATGTGCGAAACAGTGCTTTATCAGCGGTTTCATGGAAATAACTAGAACGTAGAAATGGTAATACGCGGCGGGCGTATTCATCATTACACAATAATTGCGATAGAATAGTATGCTCTATCACGTATTAACCTTATGTTTTTTATTCTGAGATTGTATTTATTTAACTAATAATACATGGATTTTTACTTAGGGTCAATATTAACCAATCCACTTATGCAATACCCATCGCTAGTTTCCAAGTTTCCATGTGATTACTAATAATGTTTTGTATGGCAAGTCGGCATCCGTATAGTTCAACAGGTTGCGTTTGGCGCAAAAGAGTCCAATCCATGATATTACCATGAATATCATGGTTGATAGATATAAAGTATTTCCTTTGGTTTTTGACCGACCAATCAGCTACCCAATTCCCCTCACGATTCACCCTTGCTATCTCACGCACGATAAACATATAGGCTTTACGCTGGGATATGGCTTGATCCGCTTTTTCTTTAGTGGGGTAGGCGTTACCCATTACGTAGTAATCGTAATGTAATGATGAATCTGTAACTACATCCCCTGTGCCTTTTACAAACCAACTATTATTATCAAGATCCCAATCAACCACATCTTCTGTCGATAACAACTTCTTAATATCTGCCACTGCTATATCAAGAATGGCTTGTACTTTATCATCTTTATTCATCACTATATCCCATTGACTATTGTTTTCTCTGATAATTTTAGGATGCGTACCCCATCCATAATAGTTCGCTCATTATATCCCAGAATTTTTTAGTAACGGCGACTGGAAATCCACAGGTTGTCATGTAACCATCTTTAACCCAACTTTCGATTACACTCCATTCCTGTTCATTAATGAGCGCATCATCTAATTGCTTATTATTCATAAGGATATATTGGATATACGGCATCAATCGAAATTCTGCAATTGAAATTTCTCTACCCAAGAGTTCGATTGCTTTCTCTTGAATATCATTTGTAATACTACCACGTGTACTCATAATTAAAATCCTAATCTGTTTCTATTCCAAGGAATTGTGCCAATTCATCTGTAGTGAGTTCATCTGATTTCATTACATTATATTGCTCTTTATTACTATAATATAATCCATCCGGAGCAAGAAACCAAAGTTCTTTATATGCTCGAAATAGAGCAGCTGTGCAAGTTGCATATATCAAACAACCATCACCATAAATAGTGTACATCGGTTTCTTTCCATCTGGAGTGTGGATAACCTCATCAGAGCGACCCGCTTTTTCACCAAACAATTTAAATAACTGATTATGGGTTTTTGGCATTAATTTCTTCCAATGTAGGATATGGCTTACCGGTGGGATTTGCAATCGCATACTCTCCAGCAAACATTCGCATATTACGGTTATACCGATCCTCTCCCGTCATATCAAAACCCTCTTCAAGATCAGAATCGGGTGTTAGTCGAATTTTTGCAACATCTTCATCATCAACCGCAAACCCCGAATCATCCATCGCATAAAATGAATATCCATTGGGATAACATTTAGTGTAGACCTTACCTGTTTTTGTTTCGATATCATAATGATCTTTCAACCGAAATCCAGTGTACTCAAACCATACCCCAATTTGATCTGGCATATGGTTTATTTTGATAGATTCAAATCCCATTTTACACCCTTATTCATGTTATTGCGTATTTCAATCCACTCATCTAATGAGAATGCATTAAGTTTAGTATGAAGTTCTACAACAGACCAGTCTGGGGATTCACCACACATAAACATGTAATTCACTCCAGAAGTATCCATCCGGATTAACCGTTCCTCATACCCGTGTTGCTCAAAGTACCGGTTAATCAATGACACTGTAGTTCGAACTTTTGTAATGCGAATATCCGTAGATGTTATACTTCGAATTATATCAACAGCTTCTTTGCATACAGAGGATACATCGATATCACCTGCAAGTGGATTATCTGCAAGCGCATCTAGTTTTTTAATTAGATTAGATAAATTAGTCAGCTTCATATTGTCCTACCTGTATAGCAAGTGCTCTAATCTCACGCTTCACATCTGGATTTGTTTCTGGGATAGCTACCCCGTTTAACCAACCACGCAAATCAGAGCGTTCGCGGTAGCTATCCCAATCTGTCGATGCAAGTTGTTTTGTAATCATTACAGCAACCCTCTTAGAGTGTCGATGTACAATCTTGCTTACGCGAGTAGGGGGATTCATATTATCACTCAATGAAAAACCCATCATACCAGATTAGTTGAATGGTGTCAACTAATCTAGGAAATTAATTTTACATCCGGCTGATCGATCCAGCTATTAACTGACTTATCCCCATGCATAGGGCAATCCATAGTAATAACATTCACATCAATACCAACATATTCATAATTGTCCATAGTGGGACATGCACAGTGAGGTAACTGAAACCAATAGGTATGATAATTTACATTCTGATCGAATCCCCACGCAGCTTGGAGATTGAATTCTAGGTCTTTTAGATCATCGCGATACTTAGCCAGCATTGCATAATCATTGTGCTGTGTGGCGCGACATTGCTGAAATAGAAAATGACGTTCTTTATGGAGTAGTAAGATTTCCATACGGTTTTCTGGAGTATCATCAACACCAGTTCGCTTAAAACACCGTTCATTATAATAATCACCGAATGCACCTATAAACAATGCAAATGAATCAGTACAGCATATAATATCAATCATAATATAATTCTCTATTTAATCGTCATTTTTCCATGAACGCCCACTTGTCTGATAGAACGCTGCAATAGGCGCTATTACGCCAATAACTGTTGTCATCAATGCGGCTTGTTGGGTACTGGGAACATCAATTCCCATATACCACTGTGCAACGGTCCATACCAGTATAGAGTATCCAATAAGTATAAACCGTGGTACTACACGGAATGCATCAACTACTTCCGCTATTTCTAGGAATATCTTCTTCCACATCACTTGTTTCCCCAATTTCCTTTAGGCGATCAATAACCACCCTTTCAAGGTATTTAGTAAAAACAATATTATCTATGGATAGGTCATATTTACATTGACCCGGATCGAGGATTCGCCACTGAAAATCGATACAATCATCTTCTGTTATAGTGACTTGACCTAGTTCAACTACAACACCAACATAGGGTTGCTGGAGTAACATACATCCTGTTACCATACCCCCATCTGAGAATGCAGCAACCCACTTATACAAACGATGTTCTGTTTCAATTGAAGCCAATATTTCATGTTGCCCATTTATTGTTGGAATTGTTATCCTTTCATTCATCATCGATACTCCCTTCAATTATAGTAATTAAAGTCTGTCCGATATATTCCTTAAATGGCTGTACTTCAACAGTTATATCATTTGGATTTTCTAAAATAATATATTCAAACCCGACCTGTAGAGCATAACGTGGATCATTGGGGTCGATTTCATCAGGTTTATATTCAGCTAGGGCACCTGATTCAACATCAATAACATTAAATTGAATATTGGCATAGGTGTATGCCACACCACTATATTCCCCTTCTAGAATACGATATGCGACTACCTTATCATCAATACCAATAGTTTCAATATTTGGTAACATTGTTTCTACATCACGAAGGGCAAGTTTTAACATATCAATAATTCCAAATCATCAGGAGTAAGTTCTATCATATTAATCTAATATATCCTTCACGGCATCGGTCCCAATCCACCAAGCGGCACCATGGGCGGCATCAAAAAGCGGATGATTCCGATTATCAACACCAGCGGTATCCGGAATAGTTGTACCTTCAATCTGGCGCGCGCGCGATTCTATTGCGGCTTGTTGTCTGCGTTCTTCAGCAGCGGCGACTTCATCCATTATACGACGTTCTTCAGCTGGCATTTCACCGGCAATCATTTCAGCAGATTCACGCTGTTCCTGACGTTGACGTTCCTGTTCAGTACGGGCTTTATGGTGGTTGTACCCGGCACACCCTGAAGTAAACACAGCAATTAATATAATTAGAAAAAATCGTTTCATATCACAATCCAATTAATATTGAACTGTGATACTAACGTTTTTATGGATTAAAGTCAATATCCTTTTGAATTTGTTTAACTTCAATAATATTATTAATCGCGTCCTTAACAAGTCCATTATCTAAATCTATACCAGCAAGTTCCATTATTTCCATTATAGAATCAAGTGAATCATCTGACTTTATTAATTTATCTATGGTAGCTTTGGCAGTATTAGATTGAATGATTAACTCCGTTACAGTAATGACATCATAATCCATTACTACACCATCATCATCACGTTCAACATTTACCGGAAGTAAAATACGATCACTACTATTACGGTGTGGATCATCCACCCACATAATCACATCCAACCTTGGGATGATTGTGTCATAATGCTTAGTACATTCGTCTAATATCTTTGTATGCAGAAGAAACTCCTGTAATACAATATAATGTTCACTCAGATCAGATAGAAATAGCTTATATGATTCTGGGCGAACTAATAGCAATTGATGGATATCTTCAATCACAAAGACATCATAATCCTCATATTTAAACATATTAAGATTCATGTTTTACTCCCCATTGATTTTTCGGTATCACACACTTCATGGTACTCAGAAAAGATTGGCTTTTGTTCCAACCGGTTTATTAAATCACGGACATTATGGGGATAGCAGTCGTTACTATCGCACCCAACATCCATAGATCGACCCACCACCCGGTTAGAATGTAAATGACCATGGAAGTGTAATGATCCATGGTGGGCACCATTCCACTCTGTTATTGGATAATGGAATAAGCAAATCTTACGATTATCTACCTTAATTTCAGTATACTCACGTTGCCACACAAAGTACTTAGAAAGGTGCTTATTGCGTAGAGCATGATCATGATTACCAGTAATATAATATATCTGACCATTTAGACGTTTCATCACTGATTCTAATTTATTAGGATTTGCAAACCCAAAGTCACCTAAATGATAAATCATATCACCGGGCTTCACGCAGGAATTCCATCGTTCGATTATCGTTTCATTCATTTCATGGATATCCGCAAACTGGCGACTATCCGGGTTATATTTCAGAATATTTTTATGGAAAAAATGGGTATCTGAAGTTACCCATACATCTTGATTATTCATATTTCACTTCTTTAAGTTAGTTTGATAAATGGTTCGATATTGTTCACCATTTTTTCGTTGTTTTAATTGTTTAGTGAGTGCGGCACCACTATAGACACATTGTGGTAACGTACTCAATAATGTGGAGTGTTTAGTAAACTGAACCACTTCAACCATAATATGACCAATGTGGTCTTCGATGATATCACCCACCTTTATAGTATTTTTCGATAATGAATACTCACGGGCTAACTTCGTTTCCTGAATATCAAAATCCTCTTTCAGTTTCCTCATCTTATTTTGATATTCTTCAGTTTCCATTAAACCCAATCCCGTGCGGCGGTCCAGATTATAAACGCAACATCCTTCATAATCGGTTCCTGTAATAATTTATGATGGCTATTCCACCACATTTCAAATTCAACCGGGTATGTCATGACATCGATTCTGTAAATGCAGACTCAAAATCAATCACACGCTGAAAGAAATGTTCATTAAACTCATTCATTGCAACCATCAATGATTCATTAGTGTATGAGATATTAAGCACACCAGCACCGGTTGTACTGTAATACGCGCAATCAACTGACCACAAATTATCATATCGAATGTTTTTCGTGACAGTAATCTGACCTTGAATCATTATATGAGTTTTATCGGACATCGGTTAACTCCGTTTCAATGTAGTGTGAAATAAGACCAATTCGAGATTGTTCCTTTAACTCAGCAAAGGATTCACCCATATCCATAATATGATCAATCAATGGGTAAAACTCTTCATCGACCCGTTCCTTTAGTAGCTCAGGTTTATTTTCTAAAATATTCATGAACTTAGTATCACGTATCCGGGCAAGAAATTTCGTTACCAGATATTGCGGTGATTTCAACTTCAATTCGTAACCATTATCATCCCAGCACACAAACCCCTCATGGGTCACAGTCTTATTATGCTGCAACAACATTCCAAATGGTATACGAAACCACTCAGGACGCATTAGATCATATTGATCACCAATTACATCTAACTTAGATTCAGCCATATAATGTTGGCTAACATTCCATCCGGCGCGGCGGCATCCTAGTAAATGGACCCCAATCGTTTCTGGTACAATATGTGGATCACTTGGATGAACAATTTCATAAATCCAAGTAACATCCGGGGTTCCTTGTACTAGTTCAAATGCATTGGTTTTAGATAGCATATCATATGCCATATCTGCAAATTCACTGTCAAGGCTCCCAGTAGTCGATACCAGCGGCTTACCATGATATAATGTAACGGCACCCATAAACCCATTAACTTTAGTAGTGGCGGTTACAAGAGTATCACGATGGATTTTAGTATCACGCTCATGTAAATTAAATATCTTAGTGAATGGACGCTGAATAATATTATATTCATCATCAATCACTGTACCGCGACATTCTATTAATTCGGGTGTCCATAGATTCTTATAAAAAACCCGATTATGGTACTTCAGTACTTTAAGTCCATTAAGTTGAGTCTTACACGTAACTAATGTAGGGTTATCTTGTACATAACTCTGCATATGCTCTGGTGTTAATTGAATTTTATTCATGATTTAGATGTCAATTGGTTTGTATATGTTGCACGATTAATATGGGATGTAAGCCCACGCTTATTTAGTTCCCATTCTAATATTGATTCACCTACCAGATTAGATGGGAAGGTTTCCAGTAGATCATACTCATTTGCCCACACCCTAATATGAGATTCAATCTCATTTATTGCAGATTGACTAGCTAATACAAACTTTACTTTCATTTATTTAATTCTCATATTTCATTTGATGAAACTGAGAGCAATATACCCTCAGTTTCATTTTCAGTCAACTATTAATTCTGAACTGCTACACGGGTAACAACAGTTTGCTTAACACCATTGTATACATTGTGGTCCTTAACAGTGGCTTTCACCTTAACATTCTCATTAATTTCAACTGGCACATTATCAATGTAATCATATGGGGTAGTGTCATCCGCATCACGGGCAACTTCAACCGTGAGTTGCTTTGATGCGAACCATACAAAACAGCGATTTTCAGTATCCAGAAATGTATAAACCCAAGTGGTACCGTAGTGACCTTCAAAATTAGTTTGCTTGATTAGGGTCAAGTCCATAGTGTAACGCTTTTTAATTTCACCGAAATGTTCATTGTTGATATCACGTGATTCAGCTTTAATCCGTTCCTCACGCTTTTTAGCACCAACAAAGAACCCCATGGCACCAACAACATAACCAAACATCTTAGATCGAACATATTCAGCACGAAACAGATTCTGACAATTCAGGATAAAGTCATTACCTTCAGCTTCAAAGTTCATAATCCAATCGAACACAATATCAGCAGTAGCATAATGCTCATCACTAGGCTTGACTTCACATTCATGAATTATTTCGAAAACAGCATCACGTGTACAACCTTCATAATTTGAGGTAGGAACATAACCGTTGTTATCGACCTCAAGTGCTGCAACTGCAAGAATATGGCGAACATCATAAAATGGTTCCCCACCCGATCCATCATAGTAATCGGAACTCTTATCACGTAGTTCATTCAACAGTGCGGTGAAAAAGCTAAAAGAAGCAACATGACCATCGATATCAGCACCCAAGAAATCCTGAAGGCAAGTACGACCAACATTCATATATTCGTGAGTCTCAACATTCTGAAGAAGAAAAGTGTAACGCTTTACACGATGTGTCTCACAGTGCTCACAAAATGGCTTACGGTTACGGTAGCAGGCTGGGAAAGTAAACTCACCAACCGCACTAGAAACAACCTCTCCCCCTTCCGGAAGATATTCAACAGTGGCAAGAAATTCCCATCCTTTAATTACTGGGGATTCACCATCAATACTGATATCCTGAAGTTCCTTTTTAGATAACTTATCAAATGATATTGGACCTAATTCATATGAGATAGAAGGCATGTTCAATTTAGCAGCACGTTTATTAAGCTTTTCAATCCGTGCAACCAAACCAGCAATATTACATGCTGGGATTACAAAAGTAGAAACAACCTTGGACATATCTAAACTCTCTTAATCAATTGAGTACCCATATTAGTTGAAATGGGTCAACTAGTCAACTAATATTTCAATAATCACCACGCACCTTCATATCAATCGATATTGTAACTTCAAGTTTTTTCCCTGTTCCATCAGATTTTTCCACATATACATCAACCGAAAATAACTGACTATCACCATGGTCAATCCGGGCAGTATATTCAACGTGGTTAACTTCCATAATATGAGGTTGATCAGATATTATCGACTCAACTAATAATTCAACAGGTCGCGGTGCAATGTATATTTTTTTCATATTAATCCCAATGTCCTTTCTAGATAATTAAATGAGCGATATGATAAATCGGCGTTAACAGAAAGCTTTAGTAGAATTGATACCTTTTCACGCTTAGATAACTCCCTACCCTTAATGACATCCTCATACTTAGATTGGACTTCAACCATGAAATCGATGGCATTTACACCAGTGAGTGAATTCCACTTAAATTTAACGGGCTTACCAACTACGTCACCATTACTATCAATAGATTCCGCTTCAAATTGGTTATCGGAAACCATCGCACATTTCCGGAACCACTCTCCATTCACTTCAAAGTCATCACCATATACCAGCTGTGATAAATTCCGGTTTACTGTAATCATAACCGATCCCCTAATTCACGAAATACCTGAAAGTCACCCTGTTCTATACTCACCTGATCATATCGGGTGATATACATGGTGCTTTCCCATGGAAGTTCATTTGTAATGTAGGCTTGCGCTTGAAACTCACCCTCGACCTCAACAAACTCAGGTTTATCTTCATCCGTGCGAGTAATTTTTAAGACAATAGACATTACTTTACATTTTCCTCATATTCGAACAATGCATGATTGATTGCGTTATTCAGTGAAAGTGCAACTTCAACACGTTTAGCGCGATTTAATGGCTTTTTGGAACCCCGGCGAAGCATGGTAATGTAAGCATCATTCTCGAATTTCCCACCATTTGCACCGGCAACATACCCATCAACACCAATGCGCTCTTTGATCAACGCAACTTCAGCTTTGGCTTCCTCATAGGTCCAGTTTTCATTACGGGAAAGAAACAGGATAGCAATGCGAGTCCACGCGACGATAAAGATGGGGTTTTGTGCGATCAGCTTCATGGTTTTTCCTGTTCCTTATTGAGAAACACCATATTAGTTGAAATGGGTCAACTAGTCAATACTTTTCTTACTATATGGGTATAATTTATCCACATCAACTAGACTGATACCACATTCCTCATCAGTCATTTCGTTAAGTAATTCTACATACACAACATCAAGATTATACTGATCTACCCGTTTGCGCGCGCGCAGATCGTTGGTACCGGATTGTATGCGATTAATGATATCCAAGGGTAGGATACGGATAGGATCAAACCACCCGGTAAATGCGGGCGCGTAGACCATCCCATCATTCCTGATCTGAGTTACCTTTGATGCAATGATGAATGGATATTGATCATAACTTCAATCATCACCGATATTATCTAAATCTGTCAAATCTATCACTAAGTCGTACTCCAAATTGTTGAATAACCAATTAATAAATTATCATCATATTGTGGGATTTGTTTACTGGAAACAAATCCAGCGCGGCATAATTTACGAAGAACATCTATTGTATCTGGTATATCTGGATCAACAATTGTATCTGGACCATTATCTAGAATTTTCTGGATTGGATCATCTAAAACATCAAAATGTATATCGATACCACCCAAATCAACTAATACCTTTAGGCAATCTAACTCAATATTAGTTACATTATTAGCAGTATTAATAATGTAACTGATTTCCACACACCAACTGGAAAGAGTATCACCCGTCAAGTGTATTTTCCGATCACCTTCCATCCAGTATACATAACCATAACGTTCACCGACGAATCCACAAAATTCGGTTGTCTGAACATCACCTTTATTATCAAGACCAACCCGAATTACACGGCGATCACCAAAGAACTTGTTTACTTCTTTGGATATACAAATCTGATATCTCATTTTATTTACCAACAATTATTTGTATTTGCTTTTCCCAATCACGAATATCATCACCAGATAACTCAACAGCTGGATCATAACCATCCATCCACAATACAACCCCCAGTCTGGTACCAACCAACCCAAGGTTTTTTGTTCCCATTGGGGTATCCTGAAATACACGGCGATCATGTGGTGATGATGGTAATCTATTACCGATATAAACCTTATTCACACGTTCTGATTTTTCTGGACCAATATAGACTTTACTCATAATATTATCCTATTAGAATGCCAGTGCCGGGAATCACCCGGCTTTATGGTTAGAAATTGTAATCGTATTTTTCATGGCGACCAGAGAAAAAGGGGCGACCATTACATGATGCGGTTGATCGACCCTTTTCAACCCAAAATTGGCGTGATGAAATTCCATCATTATACTCAGGCTTCATTTTCTGAGTACGTAAACTAACTTCCTTAATACCACCATTGAGGTTGCGCTTATATTCGTATTCCAAAACATTCTGGTTTGAACAGTGGGCAGAAAATCCACCAACATGAAATTTCAGGTCTTCTTTATTGGTCGCTTCGGCATCGTCGCGCTGAATCTTCATCCGCTTACCATTGGGAGAAACTTCAATAACTGTATACGCATGAGCATCAGACCACAAGCTTTCAGTGATACCGTCACCAACTTCATAAATTGGGGCAATGGCATCTAATTGCTTTTCAAGGCTTTTCACTTCATCGTAATAAGCACTCCATTGCTCACTATACGCTTCCCTGATATCGGGACTAGAACCTACTGGTAGTGCGCGAGACTTTGCACCAACCGCTTCCATATTTTCAATAGCATCGTTCAACCTTGATTCCATATCAACTTGAACATCAGATTTTTTCATTTCAATTCCCTTCCCGATCAACTGAGTACCCATATTAGTTGAAATGGCTCAACTAGTCAATACCTAACGGAAAAAAACCCGAAAAACGGGCTAATAGGATTCAAAACGGACTACATCGTAATCTGATACAAATCGATGTTCACTAAGCCATATTGGGCGGCACCATAAATGGATACTCAAATTATGATCAAAAATATAGACCCATTCACCCTTTAAGGTATATCGATATAACCTAAAATAAGCAAACGGGTCCACATTAAGCAACCTTCAGGGCTTCATATCGCACTGATCCAAGTACATCTAACATCAGTTCATATGGGGTTTTTAATGCTGAACCCATCATATATGCAAATGTTGAAGGACTAAACCCGGATACTAGTTGTGTACCTCGTTCATCCATTGTCACCGGCTGATTATTATTCCGGGCATCAACATTCCAAAACACAACCTGTGGTAGCTCATATCCAGCAACATTATACTTATCGCGCATATATTCGAATAATGTACTATCCGTTCCACCTGATATGGAATTAAACTGCATATCGGAAATGATGTATAATTTATTAACCATTTCACTTTGTGGGATATCATCTTTAATTGCTGATTTTAATATCAGATCAAATACAGCTTCTAGATTAGTAGTCATTCCCCAGTTGGCTTGTCCTATCTTACGTACCTTAGAAACAATATCATTACCTGCAATCTTCTGGAGTGTTGGACGATCACTAAATGTAATGAAATGATCCTTAAACGGACCTTGGGCGCGCTCAGCAAAATACATACCAAGTGATACCGCCACATTAATTGGTGTACCGCTCATTGATCCGGATGTATCAACCACTGCGATTGCACTTTCAGTGTTACCATCAGTGTAATCTGTTAAATTAGACCACATTGCTTGTGCAAGCTGTGGATCAATCGTTGACCTAGAATTAAAAACACCAATCTTTTCGATAATCTCATAGGGGTACAATGCACTTGCATTCATTGTAGTTTCACCCTTATTGACAGAATCAATGAAATTCTGAAAACCAAATTGATCATGTTTGGCGAATGCTTTGCGATACTTCATCATTGCAAGGCTAGGTACTTTGGAGTATTGGATATCATCCCAATCACCAGCACTAATTGAGTGTTCGACTACATTCAATCGCGAACGTAGATTAGATAGCATTTTACGATAAACATCTGACTTCATCTTAAATGCTTTGCGAGTACGCTTACCCAATGCAATCGTCTGCATAGATGATGCATTCTCAGATTTCAACCATTTAGCAAGAATGGATGGATTCTTAGTATTTCCATAATCATCCATAAACTGAGTTCGCATCATATTAAATGCATCACCCTCAAGTTTAGTATTGACCAACTGATACATATCATCCCATCGACCATATTCAGGGATCAATGTAAGATTTTCACGTACTGTATCGGGGTCAATACCTGCAAGGTATTTCAGCTGATTACGAAATGCGCATCGTTGACCTTGACCACCGCGCACATCGCGCGCATAGAACATTGCTTTGAGCGCAAGTTCAGGATTTTCATCCCATGCAGCTGCAAATAGATCAACCTGATCCCTTTCACTGCGATTTCGTAATGATGACCCTAATGCAAAAAAGTCCAAAACAGAAGATTTCGTTGAATGAAAAGCGCCAGCACCATTTTCAGTGGTAGTAACATTCACGACATCTTCCATAGCTGATAACAATTGATTCATAATATTCCCTTAGTAAAAATTAAACAAGACACGATTTTTTTGATTAAAAGTCAAATTTTTGGATTGCAGTTTGTGTCTTTAAATCCTTCCCTTATATACTTCACTTACACATAATATAATCACAATTATTATTATAGTTCTTTTCTTAATTACTCAAGACTCATTTTGATAATTCATCGGAGCTACTATCTTCACTACCTTTGAATTTAACATCATTGGTTTGCTGTAAGAGTCTTTTTATAAAACAAGGCACTATTAGATGAACTGGTGTCTAGCCAGTTTGGATTCATAGAGTTGCTGTTAGTGCCTTTTATTCCCTCTTGGGGCTTCATGCTTTTGGCAATCCACCCCGGTTTAATACTACATTTCCTTGGTTATCTCTAGTTGTGTGATTTCCCGCTCCCAGTATTATATGGTTACTTCCATATGGTTGTTTTAACAAGATACATACTCTTTTCATAGAAGTTGAGTTGCTGTGAGTATCTTTCAACCAAATTTTCATTTCCATCAACTGGGAGTAGGGTTTTCCCTAGTTAAGTCCAGTTCATGTTTAGTATCTCCTAAGTTGCGTTAAACGTGGAACAGTAGTTATTCATCTTACAAGGCGCGCTTAGTTCCACTACGGCTTCATTGATTTGAAGTTGCTGATAAACGCCTTTGTTAATTGAGTAGCCATTATACACCCTAAAATCACATTGTAAACACTTATTTAACTAATAACTGAAAGTTTTTTCAAGATTCTCAGCTGGCATTGTTTTCCGGAATTGAGTCCATCCACGGAAGTTACCACTATACATGTTAATATCAGAAAGTGAAATAGCTATTTCATTACCATGTATTGCTTTTAACCCTTCCCGTAAATCATGTGATAGATTTGTACGTAGTAGATACTCTTCACCACCATATGGGGTACATGGATGTTCAAATGGTGATGCATGAAGAGGCTCCATTCCAGCAAGCCGATTAAATAAAGCAATTGCCTTATCTAATGACTGGTCCAATGACCGATAACTTGCCTGTGCACAGCAACTGGCAGATATCTTTTGTGCTTCCCCTAATGAATATACCTCATCACCATCCTCATCACAGTACTGCAACATATCAGCTGAATCACGAAAATTTCCAACATACGGCAAATGCCACTCACCTTCACGCAATCGATTAGGAATTGAGTCGGCGCGCGCGCGATACATACAATGTGCAAGTTCAGCAATTTCAGGCTGTGCATCCTTATGGCATCGCAACCAAAAGAAATTCTCCCACTCAGTAGCTGTAGCAACTACATTCATGAATGTATATGGTTCCGTGATACGATTCACTATTTGTTTATGATATCCCTTGCCATCCATCCACATTGCATTAGCAACATCAGTAGCAGCGCCAGCGCCATATTTCCATGCATCTTCAGCTGTCATAGCAGTACCATCAATATCAACTGGAACAGTACCCTCTTCAATAGCTTGCATACCCGGCTGGTTCAATCCCCAGTGAATAGGTTTTGCAGGATTTGTGGATACTGCTAACAATTGCTTATCAACTGGGATTGCACGGCTAGAACTAGCATTCTTCGAAATCATACGATGTGTCATAAACTCAGCATGTATAAATCGGGGATAATGCAGTCGATACGTGGTTACCCGATCACCCCATGCATTTATAGAATCTAATATAATTTCAGCCCAAATATTACCCTTACCCTCAACTTTCATTATCTTCAACCCACTTATCCATATCAATTGAATCCACAGACCGAATTTTACCTTTAGTCAACTTTCTCCACCCTTGAGATTCTACATCCCAAACAGTAACCGATTCCGAATTATCAGTTGGGGTTTTAGTACCATCCGATTTTTTAAATTCATAATCGATGTATTCTTGGTTAGTGGTACATAGCATTTCACGCATGGTACCGTTTGCTTTCTCAAATAAAACTTGAGTTGGACCTATACTCAATCGTTTAAGTAGAAAATCCCACCATATATCAACCTGATTTACTTCACTCATAATAATTATCCCTCAACAAAATTAACTGTAATTCCACATTCATTAGCCACTGTAATCGGGTCATCAACTGACCACCGGCTTAAATAATCTTTAGATGGAACCCATGTCCATACTTCATCAACACCCACTTGCGCTAACTTAGACATACATGATGAACATGGACACCCATTTACAAATGCAGTTGCTCCTACCAGTGATGCCGTGCTATTTAGAATTGCATTTTCTTCAGCATGAATAACATGAGCATATTTAAATTCACGATCATTCCATCGTTCTGGTGTATCCTTAAATCCGCGCGCAAACCCATTAAATCCAAACCCAAGTGGGCGATTTGCCTTATCGATTAATACACACCCAAACTTACTTGATGGGTCTTTTGACCAATCAGCAATATGGTTACACATGTATAGATATCGTGAAACCCACTTACCTATCTCGGAGACATCCCAATGACGTGGCATAATCACGATGGTTCACCAATATGTAGAACACCATCTATATACACGTCATTACCATTAATTGTAACATGACGATAATTACCATTTTCATCGCGAATCCAGTTAGATGGTGATTGATCATTTGGATTATCACATGTGTATTTCTTTGGTGCTGGAAGATAATTAACCTCTAGATTATCTTCCATAATTGCAATTGAAAGAATCATTCCATTTGCCATACCATGAAGATATGGCGCATAGTCATAATTACCCTGTGATGATGCTGTTAAATTAAGATCACGTAATGTTTCTATCCGGGCTTCAAATGTATCAGATTCTGTATATTCCAACTTATCAGTAGATTCGAACTTACGGATAGCAAATTCATATACCCCAAAGCAATCCATGATTTGGGATTCTAACTCATACAGTGACCCATTATTATCAATAATATGATCATAATGCAATGATTCAATATATGATTCACTTTCATGTGCACGAATTGGCTTACAATCATCCTTGACCACACGAAGAATTACACCATCCAAACTCTGTAACCATTCCGCTTCATTCGGAAACCTGATATCTGGAATTGCAACATCAGTAAAAGGTGAAATAAGTATCCAAATATCCTTATGCAAACAATTGCGACCAACCTCAGTGCCAAATAACTGATATATCTCGCGCGGGCTTGTATATATCGAATTGGATTCTAAATCGATACCTAGTGCTTCAAATAATTGATAATAAATTTCATGTGATGATAATTCATATTGGTCAAGTCCATAATATGTACATGCCTTCAAAAATCCATCATAGTCTAAATCATCCGAACCAATGCGAACTTCTGTTTCCTTTAGTTCACCAAATGAATGCCTTTTATCCCAATTAAATAATATATTACAACAGTCTTTAATTGGATCAGCAAATGCATAGCGACTATTCACTATGCCATGATGCTGAAGAATTTCACATACTGTGTCTTTACCACTCTGAGCATATCCTGATATTCCAACTAACATTATTCATCATCCTCTTCGTCATAATCTTCATCAAATAAATCATTATCCAGCCCTTCTAAATCAACAGACTCAATATCACCATATCGGAAATTTTTATTAACCCATGGTTCTAGTTTTTCTAAAAAGTCTTGATTGAATGTTAGATGTGCTTTTGCTGGATTTACAATATCCTTACTCCACAACAACTCATCTGTAACTGTATTAGTCCATCGCTTACCGGTTTTAATAAGTAACCCGGCTTCCTTTGCCATATCAAATAAACCAAAGTATTCATCTAAACCAGACCGATGATGTAAAAGAGTCTTCACCTTCGTCATTTCGATTGTCAATCGTGATTTAGTTGCGGTACATGAAATGATAGCACCCGTGCGATTCTTATCAGCACTTGCACCACCGGTATCTTTACCAACTGCCTTTGCTTTGGTCAGCTGTATAATAGTAGATGCTGCGTACTGGGAACCCGTACCACCACCCACAACCTTGGGACTATATGCATCCATAGAAGCGTACACATGATTCACAACTATCAATGGGATATGGGCGCGCGAAAGCTTCAAGGTAATGGTCCGGAATGTTGATTTCAACAACTGCGCGCGGGTCATGTCACGGACATTCTTACCTTCCAACGCATCACCTGATTCTTTTTCAGTTGAAAGCATACCAAGTGAATCCAATACAAATAAAACTGGAACACGGTCCTTTTCTTTTACATTAAGATAATTTTCAATTGCTTGAACGGCATTGTTTCGAAATTGCTCAGCCGTAGAAACCTCTGCAATATAAAATCGACTAGTATCAATCCTACGGGCTTCCAACATTTCCTTAGAAATGGCACCCTCTGTTTCGAAATAAACAACATAGGAGTCTGGATTCGCATCCAGAAATCGCTTAGCGATTGATAATGAAAAGAATGTTTTACCTGTGGATGGTTCACCCGCAAACATTGTTATTTTATTATCAGGTATACCACCGAACAATGATCCGGAAATTACAGCATTTAATGCATATGATCCTGTATCGATAAATGATGATAATGACCCGGCTGATAATCCTTCTGAGGCAAGTGATACATACGGATTATCCATTGCCTTCATCATAGCTTTAGCTATTGACATATATATTTCCTGTTATTTTTATTTTAAAACTAACTTAAATAATATAATAGTTAAGTTATCAAGTCAAGTCATTAGTGATAAAACCCTGCCCATATCAACATACTAAACAAGAATATTCCAGCAAACATGGCACCACCAATCATAGGGAACTTATCATTTGAGTTAATTGATAATTTTTTAATATCATTTATATCAGATCGAATACTTAAAATAATAAATAATGTAATAACAAACTGTGGTATATAATAAACGTCACTCATCTTAAATCACCATAATGTATTTAATTTCTTAGAATTCCAACCAATAAGGGCTAACAGCGATTCAACGGGGTCAAGATAGTTCTTCCGATACTGAACAGTTTTATCCACGTATTTGTGTAGCCCAAATTCTGGCGGTAAAATATCCGGATACGCAATAGTATTATTGTGAGTTGGATTAGCTTTTTTCAGATAAACCAGCTTCACTTTATCACCACTATGGATCGAACGGTATTCACCACCAAGGTCCATTGATTCAAGAATCCGGTTGTATACCATCGCACCTTTAACATGATACGGGGTACCAGACCGAAAACCATCTTCCTGAAACCATTTTTCTATATCTTTAACACCAGTATTTCGACTGATATCTTCTATAGGTAATTTATAGAATTTCGTTTTAAAATCACCGATAAATGATTGCACTGTACTTTCATCTTCAGTCATTATCAATCGAATGCTTTCTTTAATTGCATCACGGCATATTTCAGGAGTACTTGACCGGGTGGATTCTATCCCCATAACCTTTAGCTTAGGCTCATCATATGCAACCCCTTCAGAATTCCAAACATTTAATGCATAGTTCTTTTTCGCGCGCCATAATCCACGATCAGCAATTACCTCACGTGACATAAACATTTTCTGATCAAATGCATTCATGTATTCAGCTAATTCACGATAAGCATCATCTATAACCGGCTGGATTTTCTCTTCACATATTTTATCAATTGCATGGACCACTTTATCTTTTGGTGCATCTGGGAAGAACTTATCTACCAGTGGTGCAAGAGAAATGTATAATGAATCTGTATCACCAGCAACCGCAAATGATTTACCCTCTGTACCACAAATAGTATTCAGGTATTCATCTAATTTTCGTTCAATCCAACGAATTGAAAGCTGTCCTGATACTGTGATACCTTCCGCTATTCGAGTATCAAAATATCGACTATATTCATTACCAATCATTCCATATGCGGAATTTAGCGTAACCTTTAAACCCAACTGCATAACATCCGCTTTCGCAGCATCATTTTTACACTGAGTCATCCGTGATATCAGGTCATCATCTGATAATAGTTCAAGTTGTTCTTTAGTGGACATTGCGTGAATTCACCAAAATAGATGCGATACCAACAACAGCGCCAACAGCAATATCATATAACTCTTCAATTACTTGACGTGTGGATTCCTCATGAACCGCTTTTAGTAACTCATATTGTTCTTCAGCTAATACACCAACAATTTCAGCATCACTTGCTAGTGTATTATCCCCATGTTTATCTATAGATAAAAGAATTTTTGTCTTCAACTGTTCTACAATTGAATCCATTTCTTCTAGGTCAAACTTTCTTCGTTGATCTACAAACATTAAACGCCACCTATAGCCATTAAACGGTTATACACATATTCCCATGTAAGTGAGTCATCTTGACTCCAATTATGATGGAAAACTAAATGACGCGGTATACTGCGCCGATCCACTTTACACTTATGTTCCTCATTTTCTTCAGCTACACAAAATGGACATAGCCATCCAAATTCAGGAAAAAATTCACTATAATTAATATTTGGTTTTTTCATAAGTTGCTATATGCACCATTTCGATTTTATTCTTTTTAGAATCAATTGGGGTCATCTTAACATTGAATTTGGCTTCCACACGATCTAGATGATCTTGGGATGTAGGAATGTCAATGTAAGCATATATTATACCCTTATCCTTCCAATCAAGATACTCTTTTGATGCATAAACCTTCAGTTTACTATCAACTAATTCACCATAGATTTGACATATTGATGTATCAAAATTATCAATTATATCAACAATGCTTTCCTGTTCCATTAGGATCACATCAACACCCTGTTTTTCAGACTTCAAAACACCAATCACATCATCGCGCATGTCGCATTTATTGTAGTTTCCATAGTACGACGAATCGTAATGAAGCATATCTTCGACTTTCCATCGGACACCATGATCTGACCCGGTTAAGAAAATATCAACATCTTTAGTTTCGATACCGTTGTCTTGATCACGTAGCCATCCACCGGCAAGGTATGCTGTAATACCTTTCGCTTTCAGTGATTCCAGAAACATAATGATGCCGGTTATATCGTCAAAGGTATGGTCATGAAAATTACTCAAATTAAAGGTGTCAAGAACCCCCATACGATACACCCCGATCTTTTAAAATACCCTTAATAATCTCAACTTCAGATTCATCCTGTAGCATTCCTTTTTTTACGGCTTTCCTTTGGTTGTATAACTGTTCCATCATCCCAGCAAGAAACCCTTGCTTATCACGCTTGAAGAATGCTTTATTGGCTGTCATAGACAACTTTTCATCTTTTAAGAATTCTAAATCAGCGGTACCATCAACTAAATCATTTATATTAAACAGTGTACTATCATCATCAGGGCGATCAATTATCATTTCTGGTGATATGTTATATTGCATGATTAAATGAGGATATAGGCTATTTAAGTCGAATGAAACGACCCACTCATGCATACCAGTTTTTGGTTCACGCACATATGCGCCTTCGTATTTTTCATCCTTATGGAATACACCTTTTGGTGGTACAACAACATTATCATCTAATAGTTTATTGTATATTAGTGTATCCCACATTCGAACTTGGCTAAACACATCTTCATGACGAATATGACACATATAGGTTAGTGTCATGACCAACATCATCAGATTCAGTTTATTATCCAAGCGGCGAACTAAATCAGTATCTTTGATGTTATAGTCAATGTACTTATTGTAATCTTGCT